AGAACTTATCAGTAACCCTGAATTGTTTCAGGAAAATATTGATAAATTAAAACAAGCGACTGAAGAAAAAATCAACTCACATCAAGTAGAAGTTCTTGCAAAAAAACATGGTCTTTCAGATGACGAAAGAGCAGGAGTTTTTGAAAGACTTAACCACTATGTAGGAGAAACTTTTGTTACTTCTAAATACGATGTTGCCAATGCGATTACGAATATTGCTAATGACGAAAGTAAGTCAGACGAAAGAGCAAGATTCTTACAAGAACTTGGTGGCTTGGTTATTTTTTCAAACAACCCAATAAGTGCAAGAATATAAATCAATCATAATGCTGTGTGTGACAGGCACAGCTAGAAAGGAAATATGAACAATCTTAAATGGCAGTTAATATTTGGTGCAGTTACAGTAATTTGTTTTGTATCACTTACTATGTTTGCTTTACATCAATGGGCTATACAAGGTGGTATATAATGTTGATATTTGGCAAAAGCAAAAATGATTGGAAAGCATTAGAACTTTATTACAGACGTGAGTGGTTAAGTTTTGTTGCTGGTTTAATAATAGGAACAATAATCGGAGTTATATTATGATTAATGAAGTAAAAGAACGTAGGATAAATTTCATTACTAAAATTTCAAAAAAAAGAAGATGGGATTTTGGAGATGGAAACCCTTATTTTGATGAAGTGTTTAATCACATGGACAAAATAGAAGCAAAGACATTAAGAATATATAAGCGTAAGTTAAAGGAAAGGAAAAAAAATGAAAGGAATAGGATTATTGCTCATTTTAATAAGTTTAAGTAACTGTGCTTATAGGCCTCTTGTTGATACTGCTGGACGTAGCGGTACTTTCGATGAGGCTAAAGCAGTTGAACTTACTAATGATCTTCAACATTGTAAAACTTTAGCAAAAGAAAACACAAATACATTATTTGAAAGTGGAAAGTATGTTTATAATTATTACTTTAGACCTAGTGTATTGTGGTTATCTCCTAAAGTTGATTATAATTATCCAAAAATGTATAGATCGTGCTTACAAGGTCGTGGGCATTCTGTATTAAACTAGAAAGGTTATTATGGATAAGAAAGAAAAAAACAATCATTTATTAAATGGAATGATTATTCAATTCAAAAAAACTAAAAGTATTGATGAATTTGAACATTATCGTTTATTTAATAATATACTTGGTTTGAAATTTAAACAAATCAGGTTAGAAAAAAATATAACTGCAGAAGCAGTTGTAGAAGACAATAAAAAAGTACTAAAAACTGTTAATGGTTTGTACAAATTTGAACTTGGCAATATTAGTACTTGGAAATTATGGGCGTTAAGTGGTTATTACAAATTTAACGTAGATAATTTTTTTAAACAACTAAACTAGAAAAGGAAAACATGTACATAAAACATAAGTTAAAAAATGGTCTAGAGTTAACATTCGATGACGAAAAACACTTATATTATCATGATGATAATGTTGTCGAAAGTGTGACAGGAATATGTGGCAAAGGTTGTCCGAAACCTCAATTAGTTAATTGGTTGGTTTCTACACCTATTCGTCACATTAAAGATTCTATCAACCAAATAATGGATGATGGAAAAACTTTAGACAGAGTTAAACTTGAAAGAATCGTTCATGAGGCTAAGAACAAAACTGACAAAATCAAAGATGACGCTGGTTTAGTTGGTACAGTTGTTCACGGCATGATTGAGGATTTTCTTCAAGATAAAAAAATTCCTAACCAATCTGATCCAGCAGTTATTAATTGTTGGAACATCTTTTTAGATTGGTGGAAGACCCAAGAATACGAGGTAGTTGAATTAGAGAAAAAAGTTTTTTCTAAAAAACATAACTACGCTGGTACTCTTGATTTTATCTTAAAAGATAAGAAAGGTAACCTTGTTTTAGGAGATATTAAAACAAGTAACTCTATATCATTTGACTACACATTACAGTTAAATGCTTATAAGGTAGCCTACGAGGAAGAAACTAAACAAAAAATTACTAAAGGGTTAATTATAAGATTACCTAAAAAAGATAGTAATATTGAAGTTAAGGAACTTCCTTTAAATAAAGAAATGTTTAATGCTTTTCTTGGTGCTAAATACTTGATGTTAGCGATGGAAAGTCCTAAACAAAAAAAACAAAAACAAAAACAGAAACAATAAGGAAAACATGACACAAATACAAAAACAAAGACTACCATTCTGTGGGCTTTCTTTAAAGCTATATAGCACAGGGAAAAAATCACCAAGTATGGAATATCAAGCCTCATCGAATAAGGCACAGTTCCAATGTAGCTTAACAAAAAAGTTATATGGAATTTTTGAAATTTCTGATTGGCTTAACAGTCCTCAAGTACAAGAATATGTACGATCTGGACACGTTTTGAAATGGGGTAGTAAAACACAAGAAACAGAGCCTACTCAATGGGGAAATGGTATGGAACAAGTTGTAACTTGTTATATGGTTAAACCATTTAATAAATCTGGTTACAATCCTAAACCAACGCAACAACCTGTAATGCAACAGCCTCAACAAAGCTATCAACAAGCTAAACAAGGTGTACAGCTTACTGATGATAAGTTGCCTGAAAGTCCTAAAGAAGAAATTGATTGGGCAAAAGAAAACCCAACTGATTTTAACCCTGATATGTACGAAAGAGAACTTGGTTAATGGCCGAGCAACCAAAGTACATAGAGTTAAGGCCAAAGACTTTTAACCCTGATCAGATATTGATATATTTAGATAAAGTAGATAAAATATTTGCTGACGCTGAAATCGACTATCATAATTTTAAAGATCAGGTACAAGAAGTTTTTGATTTCGTTGTTAGCGAAAGAATGGATAATGAAAAAATATCTGTATCTTTAGCAAAAGTTAAAGCAAGTAACGATAAGAGATATAAAGATGTCAAAGTTGATTTCTTAAAATCTCATAAAGCATATTTGTATTATAAAATACAATCTAAATTGGCTCATTCGTATTGCGAAAACTTGAAGCAACAATCTATTAATACTATTGCAACTGAAAAGTTGATGAAATAGATAAAATGAATTTTACTAACAATCCTTGCGTTAGTAAATAGAACTATGAGCGAGAGTGAATAGTTTGGCTAGGGTGGTTCCTTAACTGGTTCTGAACTGCCCTAGTTTCTCGTCACATCAAAATACTTCAAACTTGTCTTAGAAGTAATTTTTATTTCCTTATAATTATAATCAATTAATTCCACATCATCGTGTGCTGTTAAATCTTGAATTGTTTTTAACAGTTTAGGTTTGTCAGGTATTGTGTCAATAAATTTTAAGCTAACAAAATGCCCATAAGGATTGTGCTTACTTTCAATTTGAAACTCTGCGTCTATTATTACTGCGTCTGCCATTAAGACATCTTACTACTTTTTCTTAAATGCTGATACACCTTTTATTCCCAGAACAGAACTGTAGCCACCAATTATTAATCCTTGTAGCCATAAAGGGAAACGATCTATTTGATCAAAAAAAGCATCTAGCTTTGCAATAACATTTGGGTCTTCGCTAAAAATTCCATAAGCACAAACCAACAAAGGAATAGAAATTAAAACCAATACGATTTCATCTTTCCAATCGTTTGCTTGATGTTCTTTGATAGTTTTGACCATTTCGATCTCTCCATCAATAACTCTTTGCATTTGTTTTTTTTCAGCAACAGATTCTAATATCTTTGTTTCTTTTTTGTTCTTATAGATTTCTGCACCTGTTTTTAATCCAAACTTAACTAATGATAACCACATTTTATTCTTTCTCCAATAATTCTATTTGCATATCAATTACATGCTTTGCTTTTTTCAAATCTTTAATTTGATCTTTTTTATCTTTCCATTTTTTATCGTATCTAGAAACATATTTTATAACGTGAGTTTGACAAGCGTTAAGGCCATTAGCCATACAATACTCTAAAGGTTGAATTTTAAGCGTTTTGTAGTGGTTTCCTGATACCTGATCAGAAAATGCAGAATTGTTTGTCTGCGTGGCTCTATGGCTCTTTAAAAGGGTCTTTTTTAGTGTGTTTGTACTCATAATAATTTTCCTATCCATTTGCCCGATTTATCTTTAATAAAAGGCTCAATGATTGGTAACCCATTTTGTATAACAGAGCAACCTATAATCGGTCTAGCTTTTTGTACTTTATTGTAACGAAACGCTAATGATTTGTTATCAATCATACAACCAACTTGCAATCCATAGTACAGGCCTAAACTATTTCCATAATATCTTACTCCCATTAAAGAATGATAATGCCCTTGCACACAACTCATTCCCATACTTTGTGCTAATTTTAAAACGTCTGCTGTCTTACCGTGACAAAAATAAACTTTTCCTAAAGGTGTATCTATTGTTAAATCGTCATGCCATTTCCAACCCTTACCAACTTGTAAAAAATCGTTATAGTTTCTTAAATACGCTTTGGGTATTCCATGTTTCAATGCTCGTCTATAAACTAAGCTACCATGATTACTATCCATTAAATCCATTTGTGGAAATAGCTTTTCTAATTCTTTTATTGTAGGTAAGGATAATTTTAATTCATCTCCAGCACTAGGTAAATCAGGGTCTGAATCATGGAAAGACATTGCGTGTTTATCTAGTTCATCTCCAATATGGATTACTTTATCAAAATTTTTATATTTATGTTTTAACGCTTTGAGATAAGGCAATAATTCTGGAACAGAATATGGTATGTGAGTATCAGAAATAATAAGAACATTCTTGTAAATCATACACTTACAGCTTGTACTTTCTTTTTAGTGTTTTGTAAAGGTTTAGACTTTATCTGCTAATACCATAATCACATAACCCATAGCACTAATTAATGAGCCTGTGCAAACTAATAAAATTTTTTCTAATCTTTTTACTCTTTCTTCAATCACATGAATTTTATCATGTGTTAGCTTTTGCATAATACGACATAGCTTTTCGTGTGATTCGATTTTTTGTAATACGTTTTGTTTAGGCATTATTTTTTCTTTCTAGGTTTGTATTTTTTTATAGCTTGTGAAATAAACATATTCTTAACTAAACTAACACCACTACCGAATCTACGATCTGCTTTAGCTTTTGCACTTTTGTAGGCTTTAGATTTTTTATTGAATGCTTTTGGCTTTCCTAATTTCTTTGGCCTTGATCTATTCCATACAGCTTTTTTTCTCATTACTTTTTCTTTTTCTTTTTATTCATTTTGTTTTTCTTTTTTGCTGGTCTTCCTCTTTTGCTTCCGTAAGTTCCTTTTCCCATTGGCATAGCTTTCTCCTATTAGTTGGTTAATTTTCCACCTGACCATTTTGCTTCAGGTAATCCATTAGTATATGATTTGCCATCAAATGTTAATACTTGTTTTCTATTAGAACCATCTTTGTATGATACATGAATCCACCCACTATTAGCTTCGCCTGTCCAATACTCCAAGATTAATTGATCAAAGTCGCAGTGATTTTCAATCCACAAAGCTACTTCAAGGTTAGACACTCCAGCTATCTCAAAATCTGTTGCGTTCCCTGAACAATGTTGTGATGTAGATTTTGAGCCTATGGCTTCTGAAAGTTGAGGGCTACGATATCCAGATGTAATAGTTACAGGCTTATCAAATTTAATTCTTACAGGCTCTAATACTTCATAACAAAGATCGCCTAAGTTTTTAATCTCTCCAGCACCAGCTTTATTTTTAATACCTTTGCGAGTTGCAGTTTGGCTCTTTTCAAATTCTTCTAATGTGAAATGTTTGCTTAACTGCATAATACCTACTTTTCTTTTTCTTGTTTATCTGTGGATTCTTTAAACTTAGTTATGTAATGTTGTATTAATATTTCTTTTTGTTCTGCTTGATTTATATGTACGTTTTTTTCTGCACTTAAATTAGAAATGATGCCAAATAACTTTACTTGGTCATCTGACATCTTTTCTTTAGTGTATTCTTTACCATCAATAGTAATCATT